TCACTGTCCAGCGTAGGCTCGCTCCATCCGTTCAATCTCCTCCACACATGCCAGCCATCCGGGAAAACCTCCGATGTTTTTGTCATCGATATAGCAATGGGCATATATCTTTTTCCCGCCTTCTCCATATTTAGCGACATTTTCAGGATCATGGTCGTTTACACGGTCGAACGGAATCTTGCGTTCCAACAGCCAGTTGATGGCATCCAATAACTGCTCACCGGTACGGCACGTCCAAATAATGATTTTATGTCCTTCATCATGTAATTTCCGGAGCGATTCGCCAGCGTATGGTTGCTCCCCGTCAATAGCCGGGAATTTTCCCCGGCTAATGGTTCCGTCAAAGTCAACTGCTATAATCATAATCTACAGAATGAAGGTTCAATGCGACGCCATACTCCGTTCTCGTCACGCTTATGGAAATAGTAATTAGTTGCGGTTTTATACACAACATTGCTTTCTTTGAACAACTGCATGATAGCCGCATATTCTTCATCAAAGCGTGACTCCAGTTCATACAACTTGCTGATAGACTTATAGTCCAAATCTCCCTGACGGTTACGTTCGAGAAGCGTCATCGCCATTTGATACATCGGATCATCGACTCCTTTTTCCGAATGGGCTATATAATTCTTCAGGTAGTCAATCAGCCTTTCGGCAGCGAGATCGGCACGTTCATCAAAACTTTTCACCTTATTGCTTTTTACCTCCAGTTTGAAGTTCCCGTCTACTACTGAAAATGTGGCGGTCTCTTCACCCTGACGCATACGGAGCTGACCGTATTCACGCATCACGTTGCGGAAAGCCTTGCTTTCACCTACAATCCAATCATAAAAGCCCTGAACGTCATTCACCACTGGCATGAGTTTATTTTCCACATCGAACATGAATTGATGCCTCAATGCTTCGTAGGTTTCTTTCCGCCGGATGGACTCTGTTTTTTCTTCTTCTTTAAGTTTACACAACAGTTCCGCCTTTTCTTCTTTTGACAATTTACTAATATCCATACTATTAATTTTTTAAATGATTGATTACAATTTGATTTTATATACTTCTTTCAGTTCCCGTTCCTTGTTCTCTTGCTCGATGAAGAGTGCCGTCCTCCGGTCTGTCAGCCCGGCAAACTCATTGCGGTCCAGATTGCCGGCATACAGCCGCTCGTGTATGGCATCCAGCTCACCGGGAATCTTGTCAAGCCGATCCAGTAATTCATTAATCCGGTTAATCCGGTGTTGTTCCGCACTAATATCCGCCATCTTCTTTCTTCTTTAATATTGACTCCAGTTTCGGTATCAACAGGAGAAGTTCTTCCCCGTCCAGTTCGCGAAACTTCTTTCCTGCTATCCGGACATCAAGGCAAAACGCATTCACCGCTCCCCAGTCCGTTGTGTCGATTCCGATCCGCTGCACTCTCTTCAGGACAGCCGATCTGCGTCTCCTTATTTCCCGTTCGGTGATAGTCAAATCCCGGTTTTCTTTTTTTGCACCGTTCAGATACCCGCAGAGATACATTGCCTCGCTGTATGTCAACTCTTTTGTGGTATTTGTCCGTCCGTCTGTCAGGTCAAGCAGGATAGCCCGCTTTTGTTCGTCATCAATGCCTTGTGCGCTGTATATGATATGCAGGCGTTTGATAAGGCTCTTACTGATAGGTTTCTTCATCTTCTGTTCCATCATTATCGCTTTTAATATTTTCAATCCAATATTTTTGATACCCTTCCGCCCATACTATGTAATATCCGCGTGAACCTCCTTTGCCACGTCCGATAAATGTTGCCTTGAAATGTTCCACGTAGATTCTTTTAAAGCTGTCACGTTTCACGTCATAGGCTGTTTTTCCTTCCACCTCGCGCCCGTCTACATGAGAGATGAAGACAAATATCTTTCGCGGATACTTCTTGCGCAGGCGGATTATTTCGGGGGCTTTCGCTCCCCCTTGCTGCTCGAAGTATTGTATGGAGTCTATCATTATCACGTCCGGGCTGCGTTGCTTTGACAGGTATTCGTCCAGTTCTGTGATGGTGGCTTCATCCGAATAGATTATATTATTCGTTTTACTATGAATGCCGACACTAAGAACGGAATTCACGAAGTCGTCGCACGCGCCCATTTCAAGTGTTAAATAAAGAACCCGGAGCCCCATTTCATCAAATTTGCGTGCCAGCTGCAGAGCGAAAGAACTTTTTCCTTGTCCCGACTTTCCGTAAATGATCCAGCAACCGGATTTTTCCGGACGACCGAATGCCAGATACCATTCACCGTCAAAATCAATATATTCATGTCGGATGTCTTCCAGGTTCTTCTGACTCCAAACTTTCATGCCAGTTCTCCACGCTCGATTTGTTGTTTGATTATACGGTCTTCGATCATGCCGGACAGTTCACGCAAATCATCGGTAAACCAAACATATTTTCCCGGTACAGGTTCTTTTTTCTCTTTATTCAACTTTCCCCAAATGTTTTCCTGTTCCTCCGTATCATTGATCCCGTTTGCCGCGCAGATGGCTTTGACATCCTTCTTTGTGGCTCCCAGCAGTGTGATATAGTTGCGGCAAAATCTGCCGTCTATTTCGTCGTATCCTTCTATGCGACCGACATAACGCTTTATATTGCGTTCCAGCGTCTCCGTTCCGGCTACGATAGCCCCCATACGGTGTAAAGTGTCATCATATAGAGGTATAAGCGTGCAGAGGGCACTGTGCGCCAGTTTCCCGGCATCGTCAAGGATTAACAAGGGGGATTTTCCAGCCATACGGTTAATGTGTGAAACAATCAAGTCCATAAGGTCATCGTTATCCATATAGCGCGTCACCGTTTCCCCCATGCATGTGGCTAACTTGGTCAGGAATTTGCGTGCCGTCCACTTCCGGCATTTCAGATATATGACTGAATTATCGGCACTCATGTTATAAAGGTCTATGAGGGATTGAGTCTTCCCACTGCCGGATCGGGAAGATATGCACATCCATTTGTGATTCCGCTTGGCTGCCACGAACGCGGTGCGCACCTGTTGGTAACTGGTGACGCTTTCCACTACATTCCAGGCGTTCTCGTAATAATTAAGACCGGAAGCAATCTTTTCTGCAATGGAGTCTTCATTCGCTCCATACTTGCCGCTTCTGAATTGGGACATGGCGGTGTCCGATATTCCACATTTACGCGCCAACTCCGTTGCGGATGAACCACGATTGATTAACTTCTCTATGTACGTTTTTAATGCTTGATTATCCATGTTGTATATCTTTTAAATTGTTTTTAAATCATCTTGAAAAATTCATATCCAGCGGGTTGTAGTCGTAATCTTCATCGTCTGTTCCGGTAGAAGCCATTGCTACACTTTGCCGGGTGATATGTTGGGTCACTTCCATGAAGTCCGCGTCCGTGGCGTCATCCCTCATTTTCGACCGGACATCCTTGTGCTGTCCCAAGCTGTCAGTTATCAGGTAACGGTCAAGAACTGTCCCTGCGGCTATTTCGGGGATACGCTGGCAAATAGTGGTGATTCGCTTGTCTACGTCTTTCACTTTCTTCTTCACGGTTTCCACCATTTCTTTGTTGAACTTGTCAACACGTGCCCGGTATTCAAAATGTTCCGGTTTCTGATCAACCAAAGCCATCGGAACTTTGATATCGCGTTGCAGTACGTATTGCAATGTCCCAATCTCTTTGTCTACACGACCGGATTTCAGGCGTTTTGCATTCGATACAAGCACCTGACTCATATCGTCCGGGTCAAAGCGTACTATCCAGTCTTCGTTGTAATGGTCGCGGAGAGAAAGGTCGAAACTGTCGAAGCAGATTCGTTCACCCATGAACTCGATAAACAGCCCCGAACCAGTAATCTTATTTGTACGTCCGGTGGTTTCTCCCATGAGCATCAGATATTCCTCGATTCCGAAAGGCATTTTGCGGGCTTCTTCGGTACGTTCCCATGCAGCGCGGTAAGCATCTATCTTCTTTGCCCGTTCCTGCGCTATAATAGCTTCCAATTGTGCAATAACGGTGGCTTCATCCGGGATGAACTTGTGATTTTGGTTTAATACTTCCAAATTAGGCTGGTTATCTTTGTCGGCAGTGATACCGAAGCCCGACCAGTTCGCCTGTTTTTGGCAGTATTCCACATTCAGGTGTTTGAAATAGGGTTCTACTATTTTGGACTTTGCATTTCCCAAAGCGGCTGGTGTATAATACTTAGTCATGGCTTCATAGAAGGGAACCATCACCTTCTTTTGATAATTGTCGCTTTGTAGTTGTAAAGGCTTATAGCGTTCGCCAAATAGTTCTTTGGTATGTTGTATTGCGTTTCGTAATGCTTCACGGATAAGCGCGGGAGACTCATGATCACCAATGGCGTATCCGACCGGATATTTTTCACAGGCATCAAGTACGACTACCATCGTTTTCCGGTTGGTATAAGTGGTGTACATATATCTCTTTTCTTCACCGTTTTTCTTTACCGTTTTGGGAGTCTTTTTCTGATAGAACAGTTCCGCATCCCATCCGTCCAGCGTCCAGTAAGTAAGTGCCTGTGTCGGGGCTTCGCGGTGTATCTGTTTCATGCGTGTGTTCTTCAGGGCTTTGCTTCCCTTGTTCCCCGCCATTGTTGTGAGAGCAAATTTTTGTCTCCAGTTCTCAACAGTGGTAGGACTGTCGATCAGTTTCCAATCCATCAGGGAAGCCACCTTGTTGTATTCCTCCATGATTTGGACATTATTCAGATTGTTATGCATACTTATTAATTTATGCATCACCGCTTTTGCGTCCTCGTTCAGTACGACTGCCGCGTATTTGTTGCCATACGATTTATGGATGACACTGCGATAGCCTTCTTCCTCGCTGATCCGTCGTGCCGCTTCATATTGCTCGCATTTACGTTTCAAAGCCTTCCAGTTCTTCGGCAGGTTATGAGGAAAAATATCACGCCCGTTCGGGTCTTTCAGCGTTAGTAGGTCATTGCTCAACTTGCAGAGCTTTTCCCAAACGTTGATGCGCGTACCGCCACCACCTATCGAGTTGGCTTTACGGCCATCGCGGAGGGAGAGAAGTGCGTTCATGATGCGTACATTCAGGGTATATTCGTCAATCTTCGCAGGGGGAAGTTTCTTGTCACCGTCATAGCGGTATTTTACACTGAAAAACTCGTAGGCGGCATTACTGTAGACAATCGCATCTTCCAGTATGGATTTCTGTGTTTTAGCGGCAATTTCCGCACGGGGATCACCATACACTTGGATGTACTTGTTTTTAATGTCTTGTCTCATAGTCTCAAAATCTACAAGGGCAGAGCTACCGGGAGTGCCACGACGAAGAACAATGATTTGATTTCTGTTTTTCATCGTATAAAATGAGCCTTCAGGAACAAATCCTTTTTCACTTCCAATGTTCGATTTAGAATTGAATAGTATAATCTCATTCGCAAACACACAAACTCGGTTATTAAAAATCTCAGCCATAACATTTTCATTAACTATTAGCGCAAGCCCCGGCACCGCCCCGAAGTTGTGGCTGCTTCCCCTCTTTTCACCCGTTCCCATTGAAAACCTGTCCTAACACCATTAAATAATACCATGACAAATTCAATCTGAAACCATGAGTCTGTGTTATCCCGAAATACGGGGAAGTTCCTTGCTTGCATACTTGTTTTACTATTCGTCCTTTTCCGAACGGAATTCCCTTTCAAGGATGGTCACTATCGTGAAACAGGCAATGACAAAAGCCGCCTGCACATTAGAGGCAGACACCTCAATCCTGTCAACCAATGAAACGGTAGTTATTATCCCGACCGCTATCAACACATTCTGAATCACTCTAAATGTTTTCATACACTATATCGTTTTTCTTGTTCTACATTCATTTCTCTAAAAAGGCTATTCCTATTCATCCCGAACCGGAATAGTTTTGCTACATTTGTAGCCAATATGGAAAATAATAATTCAATCTGTTATGAATACTAAAGTTAAATTCATTGTGTCATTTAAACTGACAAATAGCGAGAAAGAAGTTCTACCGGCAATGAGCGAACCTTTTGAGAGTGTGTTAGAACGTTTCCTACTAACTCATTCCGTTCATTTCGAACATCCCCACCGGAATACAAAGTCAGCTTCTCTTTATGCTGTGTACACCATAGAGGTTGAGGTTCACCAGCCTGCGGCTGTATTTTATTTGGGTAAACTGATAGAAGGGGAAGCTGGTATACTTCAACTGTTTGATGAGGGCGTTGAGTCTTTCTCTTTTCGGGTTGAGTAAATTTCTTATTCATACTAAGTCGTTTTATAAATTACTACTTGTTTTGAAATGTTCTTTGATGATTTGGAATCTAAACTTGTATCAGACCAAGAAATATACAAGAGTATACTCCGAGATGTAAAATGTCCTGTTCATAAGCTAAAGGCACGTATCATCTATGATTACGACAATGACTTCACTTATGCCCATATTACGAAATGCTGTTGTCCTCAATTTGCCCAAATAGTGGCGAATACGATCCGTAAAACGGAGACTATTGATATAGTAGTAATTGACGACTGTGAATATACTCGCTGAATTGGACAACTTTCTCACTGAAACCCGGCACGTGTCACCAACCATGAACAGTTTCTCCTTGAATCTGGCATGGTTGCCGAGGCGTAACACATCATCTTCTGTCAAGTTATCACCCATGACAATGGCTTGAAAAATGATGCGATCTATACGTTTCAAAATCTTATTCTTTTGCATTACTGATTTTTATTTATTGCTTATTACTCTTGTTACATTTCCGTGAGAATCCAAAACCTTCACTGCCTGTTTCATTTCGTCTGTCACATCAATAATCTGTACTAAGGTTCCACCATTAATCAAAGCTGCTTCTCTAATTTTGCGAGCCTGTTCACTATTTCTACGGAACAATAACGCCTGACTCACGTTCTGTACACTGACTTTAAAGGTCTTTGCAAGCATAGCCTTACCAGCTGCGTTTAATTCAATTTTCTGTCTCATATATCTATCTCATTAGTTTTTTCCGTATATTTGGAGCTGTTTCAAAGAAACATGCTGCAAATATACACACTTTGTGGATAAATACAAATAAATAACAATTAAAAATCTACATTTTGTAGATAAAATATATTTGATTCATGGATAAAACAAGTATGTTAGAAGCTATTATTAGCTACTATACGGAAGGAAATAAAGCAAGATTTGCTTGTCTATTAGGAGTTTCTCCACAGACTATCAGTGCGTGGGGGACTAGAAATACATTTGATTCCGAATTGATATATACAAAATGTATAGGTATATCTGCTGATTGGCTTCTTACCGGTGAAGGTTCTATGCTTCGTAGTGATCAAACACAATCATCTTCTTCACAAAACATAGAAGTAGTATCTAATTCTGGGACACCATCTATTAATGATTCTTTCATATATAAAATGTATAAAGAGAAGGATGAAGAAAATAGAGTATTAATTAGGGAGAATGGTCGCCTCGAAGAACGTATACATGTTCTTGAGTCTAAACTTCAAGAATGCCAATCTGCGCTAGAACTTAACATAGGACATCCTAAGGATTTAAACAGTGCGAAGGATGCTTCTATCAAGAAACATTCTTCGCAATCCAATCAAAATGCCGGCTCTGTCATTGCCCCCTTAAAGGATTTATAGTAATTACAATAAATTGAGCTTATCAAATAATTGATAATCAAATGCATATAAGAATATGTAAGTTCATTAAAGATGTATTATAGGTATTAACTCAACGTGCAAAAGTGTAATATAGGTGCAAACTCAAAATCATAAATGCACTTTTTTGAATGGGTGTTGAATGGGTATTATTCACATTTTGTTTTATATATTGAATGGGTGTTGAATGGGTGTTATCATGAATATGCTGTTTTTAACTATAAATTAACAGAATATACCAAGGTACCTCTTTCAATATATGGTTTCAGTTCCTAGCATTATTATTTATAACAATTCAATCGCAAACACTTGTATATAATAATTATATGCACTTATTTTGTGTTTGAAATATAAAATAGATAAGTTATGACGAAGATTATACATGTTCATTTGATATTTGAGAAGAAAGACTTTTATTTTGGTAGTATAGCAGCTATCTACACCGTTCTAGACCCTGATAGAATAGGGGTTAAATTGAATACACTACGCAATGCTGGGCTATCTGATGGTAGTGTGTACCCTACTAAAAAAGCCATAATAAAACAATCACACCTTATCAGAAGCAAACAGGAATAG